AACATATTGAAGATTTAGTATTCCGTAAAGGTGTTGCTGGAATTAAAGAAGCATTGGCACATATTGAACATTTAAAAGACAACACAGAATCTTCTGTTACAGTTAAATGGGACGGCAAGCCAGCAGTTATATTTGGTCGCGAGCCCGATGGAACTTTTGTATTAACTGATGTTGCTGGATTTACAGCCGTTGGATACAATGGACTATTTACAAGTACTCGACAAATTACAAATCACTTAGCTAATCGCGATAGTGAAGCACAAGCTGTAGGTAAGCCAGCTAATCGTGTAGCACAATTAGCACCACTATATCAAACACTATGGCCTATGTTGGAGCAAGCAGTTCCGTCAAACTTTAAAGGCTACATCCAAGGCGATTTGTTATACACAGAAACTCCTCCAGAACAAACTGGTGCTTATATGTTTAAACCTAATACGGTTCAATATGCTATTCCAGCTGATTCTGAACTGGGTAAAGACATTGGTGCTAGTCAAGTAGGTATTGCTATTCATACTTACTACAAAGAATCGGGCGGAAGTAAAGAACCATTGGGTAAAGTAAAATTAAATCCAGTTCCAGGATTGTTACTCGTTGAACCTATTAGCCCTAAAGAAAATGTTAAACCTACCGACAATAGTTTGGTTAAACAATTAAAGAGTTTAGTTAGTAGTCAAGGCACAGCTATTAATACATTGTTTAGCCCAGCTGAATTACGCCAACTTCAAATTAGTGATTTACCAAAACTTTGTGTGGACTATATTAATAGTTTAGTTAAAGATGATACTGTAGCTGATTTTGATCCTAATGTTTTGTTGCCAGGATTTGGTAAATGGTTACAGTCAAAAGTAACTCCCCGCAAATATAACAATATTGTGGAATATTTACAAAGTCCACGATCCAATATGGACGGTATGAGTGCGGCATTTACCGCTTTTGTATTGTTACATAACATCAAGATGGATATGCTACAACAGTTAGATCGTCAGCACCCGGGTCAAGAGGGTTGGGTTATAGCTACACCAGGCGGCCTTACTAAATTCGTCAATAGATTTGACTTTTCCAGGGCAAATAAAGCCCAAAATAGTCCACAATAACAATCCAAGATAGCCATTTTTTGTCGTTCGACTAAATACATGCAGGTCCTTTGGGACCACATATATAGGAGATTTAAATCATGGCTTCAATTCCATTAGTATCAGGTGGTTCACAACCAGTATTCGCTATTGACACACTCAATGGCCCACAATTAGCTGCTAACGCAACATACACACCAGCAGGCACACCAACAAACTTCATGGGCCCAGCTCTTGACTTTTTCGGCTGTGACTTAGGTGCTGATCCTTCAGCTCAAGCAGGTGTTAACGGTGCGATCCAGACTATTTTGCAGACTATTCAGCAAACAAGTACAGTAGCAATTTATCAAGTCGCGGCAACTAGTAACGTTACAAACATGAGCATTGCTCTTTACCCATTAGGCGCTTACACAGCTGCAACATTGCAAGCTAGTATTCGTGCTTTGGGTGCTAACGTTGCTGGCACAGGTTACGACGCTACCGGCGCAACTGTAACAAATGTTGGTTTCCGTTTAGCTAGTACAGCTACAACAGCAAGTTAATTTTAAAGTTTACTTTAAAATGTCAAGAAAGCACCGCAAGGTGCTTTTTTGTTGACTGAAATTTACAGACATAAATACTATTGTAGCAACAGCTACGCTCGTGTTTAACACACATACACACAGAAAGGAGATTATCATGAGCAAAACACCATTTGAGATTCGTCTCGAACTTCTCAAACTCGCCAAAGAGTCTTTATTTGAACCAATTTATCAAAAAAGAGATTCTTTAAAGGACGAGTTTTATGCCTTAATGACAGATGAAAATAAAGGACAAGTTCCATATCCAACTATGCCTAATTTTCCAAATACTACTGACATTATAGCAAAGGCCGAAGAACTGAATAAGTTTATAAGCCAGCAATAAATTAAGCCCCGCAAGGGGCTTTTTTGTTGACTTTAATTCGGGCCTTTCTATATTGGGTTAAATATACATATATTATGACAGTTAGTAAGATTACCGAAATTACCGTGTACGAATCACCAGATGGGGGTCGTACTGTTTACGCCCGTAACCCTGGCAATAAAAATCGTGAAATACATTTAAAGGATCCTGAGTTAGAAAAGGATTTAGCAGATTTGCGACAGCAAGAACGTTGGCAGTTTATATTGGCTGAACGTGCTACAAATCCAGTTATAAATGAATTATGCGAACGAATTGAAATTTTATATGAACTGTCAAGAACCTCAGAATGAAATTTACTTGTAAAACCTTCTTTGATATTACTACTACTGGTGTTACTGGACACTACAAATTATCACGGGTACCATTTAATGATTTGTCAAATATGTTAATTGAAGACGAACGGTCGTGGAATTATGCTAGGAATCAACAGAGAAATTGGGAAACACTTACACAATTAATTGGGTTACGAACACAAATATCTCAAATAGAAAACCCCATTAAGGTTAAAAATTTATGGACTTTTGAGTTTGAAGTTGAAACCCCGTATCCATATGGATCTGAAGAAAACCCCACAAAACTATTACAATCCGACTGTAATGGTGTACCTATGCTTATAGGTTTGGGAAATAAGAAAAATTTAACCCCAATACTAGTAACTATTGGCGAAGATCAAAACATTTGGTTTGACGCTTTACTATAAATAATATGTTACAGGAAAACATTATGATTGAACCAACAGATATTGAAAAAAAGAGTCTTGAAGCTCACGTTGAACTCTGCGCCGAAAGATACAACGCATTAGAGGATAAAATTTCTGTTCTTGACAATAAAATTACATCAGTTGGCGCAATGGTTAAAGAAGTTAAAGAAACCGTGGGTAAAATGGCCGAAAAGAACAATGATAGATTAATTGGGTGGGGAGTTGGCATTATTGGATTTTTAGTTGTTAGTTTATTTGGCATTATGATACACGTTTTAGCAAAATGATAATGGATAAAGAATTCGAACGTATGTTTAGACAGGAATTTAAAGGCTTGTCTGAAAATGTACTTTTTCAAAACGAAATAGGTGAATACGAAGTTTTTGGAAAGTACCGCATAATTCCTGAATCAGTGGGATATCGCGTATACTGTTCTGCCACAGAAGTAGGCAATTTTAGTAATACAAAAACAGCATTAAGTTGGTGTATAGCCGACAAATTTACATACTATAATCTAGCCAGAGATATACTAACATTAGATAATAAACTAAACTCGTTGATAAGCGATATATCCGTGCGTGCAAACCTTGCAGACCGCAGTAAAACCCCATTATTTCGTGAAACTATAGAAACTAAACTAGAAACTAAGATTATACGCAAAAAACAAGTAGAGCAAGAATTAACCAAATGCGTCAATTATGCTAAATACTGTCAACAACGAGGATTTGATAATGAAACTATTCGAACTGGCCGCGCAGCGTCCGTCAAAAAAAGCCGCTAAGGTATTCGAGAGCTATTTTGGAGACACCATTAACGTGGATGTAATCTCCCCTAAGCAAGCTCGCATGATGTTGAGCAAAGTACGCAAGCTCGTAAATGAGCACAGAGCTACCGCCGGTTATCACACATCAGAGCAGAACCCAACTTACTTAAAGTTGATGATGATGGAACGTGTATTGGCTACTAAAGTTAGCGAGACTTCAACTGTAGCAGTTGGATCTACAGCAGGTGCTAATCAGAACCAACAGTTATCACAACAAAATATGCCGCCGGTTAATCCTACAACAGTAGCAGGCGATGCTGCTAAAAAACAACAACGCGATGCGCAAATTAATACTATTGCTGATCCTAAACTTAAAGTTGCTATGCAAAAAGCTACACAAGGAACTGGAACAGCAGACGATCAAAAAATGATTGCCCAGGCCGCATTACAAACAACAAACGAATCTTTCCGTCGTTTTGCTTACAATTTGCTCCGTGAGTCAGAAGTACAACAAGCTCAAGTAGTGTTAGCTAGTCAAGACATGGTCGACGAAGTACAAAAAATGTCCGAGCAAGTATCAGCAATGCAGTTTAAAGATTTGCCAGCATTAGTTGACCAAATTAAAAATCAAATTGGTGTTGACCAAGCTATGCAGTTTAACACAGACGCAACAGCCGCATTGGCTGGCTTGTTACAAAACTTACAAGGCGCACGTCAACAATTAGATCAAGCACTTGGTGTAGTCACCGGTCAAGCTGCTCCAACCGTTCCGGGCGAAGAAGATGGATTTGGTGGAGAGATGGATGCTGAGTTAGGTGCCGACTTAGATGCCGACGCTGAGTTAGGTGTTGAGTTAGACGCAGAAGAGCCAGAGTCTCCTGAAATGGGTGGCGCAGGCTTAGGTCGCGCAAAACGATAAATGTTAATCTTTGAAGTAGAGAATGCCGCTGGTCAAGTTGACTCTGATAAGCTAATGGCCCTGACACAATTTTTGTCGGGCCGTGCTAGTGATACAGATTCCAAAAAACAAATCTCAACTCAAGCATTTGTTCAATTAGCACAAAACCTTGGCGTTAATGTTACTGCAGATACATTAGGTGATTTGATTGCTCGAGAACCACTTAGTAACGTATTATTACCATACGAACCTAATTCGAATGTAATCAAATTCAAAGGCAATGACGAACCAAGCGATCAAGCCATGGATACCGATCAAGCCGAAAAAGTAGTTGATTCAAATGCCAAAGCGGCAATGAAACGCCGTTCGTAATCATTATAGTTGACTTATGTCAACTTTTCATATACAATAAAAGATACAGGAGATATAATATGGCTTACAGCGATGCGGTTCTTGATCATTATAATAATCCCCGTAATGTTGGAAGATTAGATGTAGAGGATAAGGATGTTGGTACGGGTTTAGTGGGAGCACCTAGTTGCGGAGATGTTCTTAAATTACAAATAAAGGTAGAAGATGGGATCATCACAGATGCTAAATTTAAGACTTACGGTTGCGGATCGGCGATTGCATCGTCGTCGCTCGTCACGGAATGGGTTAAGGGTAAAACACTTGAGCAAGCTGGAGAGATTAAGAACTCGGCGATTGCGGAAGAGCTTGCCCTTCCGCCAGTCAAGATCCATTGCTCGATACTTGCTGAGGACGCTATTAAAGCCGCTATAGAAAATTATAGAAGTAAACAATGATCACAGTAACCGACATAGCCGCTAAGAAAATTAAAAGTAATCTTGAGAAACGTGGCAAGGGTATTGCTATTCGTTTAGGCGTAAAAACTACAGGCTGTTCGGGCTATGCTTATTTTATGGAATATGTTGACCAGCTTGATATTGAAGATATATTGCTAAACGATAATAATACTGTTATTGTAACTGACCCAAAATCCATTCCTCTAGTCGCAGGTATTACTGTAGACTATGTTCGCAATGGACTCAACGAGGGATTTGAATTTATCAACCCCTTAGAGAAGGATAAATGTGGATGTGGGGAAAGTTTTAGAATCTAATCCGTTGTATTTCTACAACACTTTATAGCCCTTGCCAAAAGGGCTTTTTTGTGGTTGACAATTTAATTTAAGTTTGTTATACTTATTCTACAGTTAGAGAAGCATGGTGCTTAAGAACTGTATTTTAAAGAACCCATAGGGTCAGAGAAAAGAAAGGTAATACAAATGGCTAAGACCAAAAGACGTGCCACTGTGCACAATTCATTAGGACAATTTCTGTCCAAATTCAAACATCAATTCACAGTTGAAGAAGCATTTATTGATTGTAAAGATATGAGTAAAAATTACTCAAACGGATTGATCCCATTCAAAGACTTAGCAAGTGCTGTTGACGCTATCGAAGGTCCTTGGCAAGGTCCTGTGAATCAGTATAGCTCAACAACACCAGCAGGTAAAATATTGGAATTGTGTAATTTGAAAACACAGTTTGATATGATTCCTGTAGATAAAGTTTTTAGTCATCCTAGTTTCAATCGTGATACCAGTCCAAACCATTGTATCAAACTAGAAATGGATTGGCGAGATCAGTTTGCTATGGTAGGACTAGGCATTAAAATGCCAGCCAAATACGGCGGGGCTGTATATAACGCTGATAGTACTCACACAGGTGTTAATCGTGTACGCAAGGGCGATATTGAGTTACCATTTTGGGTAGCTGAAGTTCCAGACCAAGGCAACTTTGATGACACTCACGAACTGGCATTGTTTATTGCTGGCCATTTGTTCTTGGCTATTAATGTACGCAACAAGCGTGGTTGCGATATTTTTGACCAACACGATATCAAAGTAGCTTGCGGTATTTACCCTGCTCCGCAGATTCAAGATGTTGTTGATTCTACTACTGGTGTTATGATTAAACGTTCAGGTAATAAAATTACCGGAGCAATTCATAATTTAAACGAGACTTACGATACATTTGAGTTGGATGAAAACACATCAACACCTGGACAACTATTACAGTCCAGTTTAATGTGGCAAACTCGTAATTTTAAACATCAAAGCATTGACGGTTGTTTATTAACTAGTTTTGCTATGGTGTTGAAAGAAAACGCCGCGGCTGGTATTGAGTGGACAGCTCACCAAGAAGATCAGTTGGCGCAAATATTGAGTCAGCGTTACGATACTTCAAAAAAAGCTCAGTTAGCTATTAAAGAGTCTTGCCCACAATGGAATAATCCTCAGTATGCTAAATTAGATAGTAACCATCTAGTAAGCAACGGACTCAAACACTTAGCACAGGGTTTAGGTATTCCTTGTACACGTGATCGAGTTCGTAGTTGGTCGAAAGGATTTTAATCATGGCTTGGTACTATACATTTAACGGTCCAGAAGAAATCAACGGTGTTAAAGATATAGACACCAAGCCAGGCATTACCGATGACGCAACTCCTATTGGAAGGTTGGGCAAGTACCAACTGCCCTTTGGGCGTCGTTGGGAAGCCAGTTACACTTGGTTATGCTATCATGA